TCAAAGCCGATCCATGGCAGCCGTGGCTTTCAAAGCTTCCTTCTTTTTTTGAGAGTCCAAAAGATGACCGTATACTCGCATAGTGATCGTAATGTCTGAATGGCCAAGACGTTTTGAGATGTAATAGATGTCAATTCCTTGACTAATTAGATAGCTAACGTGGCTGTGACGAAGGCCATGGAAAGTAATTTGTTTTTCTTTTGGGATCCCTGCATCGCTTTGCAAAATCGCAAGTGCCTTATTGCAGGCTGTGTCAGTAATGACCGTGTGCCATTGATTCCGCATGATCATTTGATCGGGATCTCTATAACCAGTTCGCAAGTATGCTGCCATTTGCTCTTGATGAATGCGCTCGAGTAGCTTAACAACTGCTGATGACACTTCAATATCTCGTATTGACGCTTCGGTTTTTGTCGGCTTGAATCCAGTCCCATACTGATGATCCCAAGAACGGGTAACATGTATCACGTTGTTAATAGTATCTATATCAGCCCACGTGAGCGCTAGAACCTCAGAAACACGCATGCCTGTCATTGCCCCTAAATACACTGCAAGTGCCCCTATGCTTCGATATGAAGCTTTCTCGGCTGCCTTGGACTTAACCTGTGCAAAGTCGTCCTGATCAAGCACTTTGACTTTGCTTCCTGAACGGATACCACCAACCTTGGCACCAAAAGTGAAGTCAGAAAAGAGCAGACGATCATTGATGGCAGCCTTAACCATTGAGCGGACATAGCTGTTCATCTTGCTGACAATATCCTTTGATCGTTCGCGATGGCCTTTGCGTGTGGTCTCTTTCTTGCGGTCCTTACCGGCAGCGAAGTCGTTCAAGAAACGTTGCCATTCGATTGGACGGATTGAGCCAAGCTCACGGCCGTCAAAACGTGACTTCAAATGTTTTCTAAGCAACGTGTATCTATATTCAGTATTGAGGGACTTATCACCTGACTTATAAGCATCAATCCATTGATCCCAATAATCCAAAAACAGTGTTCCAGCTTTGGAAGGATCGCCACCACGCTTTACATTGTCTTCAACAGCTTCCGCAGCATCTTGTGCAGATGATTTCAGACGATACCCGCCGTGTGAAGCAACCAACTGTTTCCCAGCGGCATTCGTATACTTAACACGGTATTCCCAATACTTGCCGCGTTTTCTAAATGTTGCCATCATTTACACCTCCTTGTGATACAATACAGACAGGTGCTATTGCATCTACCATACAATCATGGATCTATAAGGCGTCTACCCATTCACTTCAGCCGGTGGGGTAGGCGCTTTTTTAGCAAAATAAAAACCCACACGAATGTGGGTTCCAACAAAGAGTAGGGTGCATTTCTGCACAATCCATGAATGGCCGAATCTCCTTATTTAACAGAAGTATTACTTCTTAACCACATTCTAACATATAGTGTTTCTGAAGTCACGGTAGCTTTAGTCTTATTACACCTGCTTTTTCGAGTCCCTTCTCAACATCATTATGTCCGTGAATATAGTGATTCCACTTTGCATTAGCTAAAACGTCACAGAGCTGTATTCGCCTGTCAAAATTGGAGTCCATAAATTTTACGCTTATTTTAGCATTTGAGGTAATGTATGACGGAGAATAGTACTGGCCGTGAAGGTGATTTGATAAATAGTTGGGAAAGTCATCATATGAAATCATTTTGGTTTTTGGCTGATCGTCTATGTATACATTTATTGTTTCTGATGTATAACCACATTGTCGAAAATCTACAATACAATTTTCGACAAAACGACGAAGAAGATAGTTTTTATGAAGCTGCTTTTCTTCCTTTGTGCTCAGCGGATTTTCTAGAGACTTTAGATATTCAGAAACAAACACAGGATGAAAAGATCCTTCGCTGTCTGAAACGATTTTGCTCAGTAGAATTCGCTCTTTTCGATGCTTCATCGTCGAAGCTTTTTTCTCACCATTTTTACAACTGGGAAAAAGCCTAATTAATTCTCTGCCAAAATTTGCTGAAATATTTTCAGACTGGTCAGAGGTACACCAAAAACCTCCATATACAAAATAGTCAGGACTAGAATCACTTTTACAAAGGGTGCCAGATTCGTCTATATAAATTGATAGTTGTGTCTCATCCATGTGTTATGTCTCCATATCATTTTATATTAATATTTTTTGTGTTCAGCCCCACTCTCCGGCTTGCACGGGGACGCCGCTTGCGTGGGGAAAGCTATATAGCAAAGGGCAAAGCTAGGGGGAAAAGTCTATTTGTGTTACAATGTGGGCACAATCTAGGAAAAGGGGGGGTTAATAATGAAAGGAAAAATTTGCAATGTTGGTCAATTGCTTGATTATCTTCTCAGCCTACCGCGTGACGCCTCTATCGAAACAATTTCGACCGGATCGGATTTGCTTCCGTTGAATGGCGGCCTCGAAATCGGTGAAGAGATCAGTTTTGATGAATTTGAAAAGGTCTTAAGCTTATGCCTATAATTTAGGTATGTTTTCTGCGATAGTGATAGCATCTATTTCTTTAGTGGAAATTTCTTCAATTCTGGTATTAAGTTCATTAACATCTGAGAAAAGTTGCATATCTGGTAAGAGGATAGTAGTCGATTGGGTAAGTTGGTTTATGATTTCTTGCGTGTTATTGGAAGCCAAATCGGACTCCATCAATGCTGCAGTTGCTAATTGCATTTTGTATTCAGGGAGCCACGGTAGCAGATGCCTACCGTTATCTGCTGAATGGTGCCATCGAATTGTTGCGATTGAGACGTGCTTATAGATTGCAACAAGCAGTTTATTAACGTCACTTGCTTGCGGTATCTTGGCAGCATGGATGATGTCGTCACGGATGTGTGACATTTTTTCAAATTTTCTCTGCTGAATTATACTGCCTGTGTTTAGCTGATATAGATATGCATAGGCACCGATAATTCGCGTGGAATTTCCCATCACTAGTTTGTTCGAAGCCACTTTATCATAGAGCGGTTTTACATCCTTAGGTTGGTCCGTTGATACCCAAGTGCTTGCTTGTATAAACAATTTCATAAAATCTTCAAGGGCTGCATACCCCGATGCGGCAGCTTCATATAGTTGTCCAGCCTGAAAAGATCTAAGGGCGTGAGCCAGGATAAAAGGATACTTGCCTTCACGAGGGAAGATATTTATTGAGTGGCCATCCGTACATGTGGCTTTAATGAAATCCGCATCAGTGACTTCGCCAGTCATTCGAGATATATGAACGTGACTAATGTCAGATTTACGACTTTGTATCAGGCATTTTGGACAAATTGTTTCATACTCTATCATGTAAATCGCACTTTCTTAACCTCCCGTTTAGTGAGAGGCTTTTTTGTTAGCTTTTAACGTCAGTCACATTTGGACGTAGCCCCACTCTCCGGCTTGCACGGGGACGCCGCTTGCGTGGGGGAGGGAACTAATTTAAGTTAAGATATTGTGAGGATGTTGGCTGCATTAACATATTTGATTGGCCTGGCTCGTCAATATTTTCGAAAGCAATTCCAAGCCTAGAAAAGTTTGTTTCATTTTTGTTAACGACAGCGACAATGCTGTTTGAATAAGTAGCGTTATTCGATACAGTTACACCCGGAGTGGGATCGTAAAATTGACCGTCACTAAGGCTTCTGTTTCCTATAGTTAGGGTGCTGAGACCCTCCAAGTATGCATCATTACCAGTTTTGTTGGTTAAATTGAAGTCAATTTGAACCGTATAAAATTTGTTGCCAGAAATGCTCGTTTTATAGGTGTCCTCTAGATCCTTTTTAATTGACGAGTCTTGAATATCATTTTCAATAATTTTTATATCGTCAAAGCCGACATCTACGCTCTTCTGATCTTCTTGAAAAGTAAGTTTTTGACTTGGGTGAAATATTTTAACCAGAGTAGCTTTTACACCATTTCGGACTGAATAAGTTCCAACCTTAGTTAATTTGCCACTTACTCGCTTAGTGTTAGGTTTTGACGTCTTTGAGGTTTCTGATTTCTGCGTTTTGCTATTAGCGTTAGCGGAGGAATTAGAGTTACTGCCGCAAGACGAAAGCAAGAAAACAGATAGTACAGATAGTCCAACCAACAGATATTTCTTCATAATGAATCCCTCCAAAAAATCCAGCTTTTAACGTCGATCAGGGGTTGGACGTAGCATAATCCTTGGCTAAATTAAAAGATTGCGTTGATAGTATGAATTAATTGAAGATGACGCAGTGTCTTCAAGCCAACTTGGTATTGCCAGGTCATTCATAAACTGAAATAGATTCGCTTCATCAGCTTCTATATCTTTAAAGTACATCGGGATGACAATTGAAAGTGCTCGCTTATTGGCATTGCCCTCAGTTCTACTTTTGGAATAAAAGTTTGAATATTTGAATTTCCCACGATCACCGTTTAGAACATGCGAGCATTCGTGTGCTGCTTGAAAAGCCATCTCGTTTGGTTGATACCAGTTTGAGTTTAGAACAATCAGCCTCAATTCAGTGTCGCAAGTTGGTGGTGTTTCGGAGTTGTCAAAGGGTACCATGCTATAGCTGATTTTGTGGTCATATGCATAGTTGAGAACATTAGCCAGCATTTCATTCATGGTTCTTACCCTTTTTCTTGCGATAACTGTCAAGAATGTAACGGAGAGTCTCCATATCCTCTTCTGGAATAGGTTTACCTTGATACATAAAAAGGTTGTCATCAGCAAGGTCAGGTGGTTTAACTGATGACTTAGGCGAAGGGTTGTCCGTATTACCCAATAAATAGTCTACGGAAACGTGAAGAACGTCTGCTACTGCTTTAAGTTTGTCAGCGGAAGGTTGTGAGGTTTTCCAGCGGTAGATCGCGTTTTCTCCAATACCAGCTTTAATAGCAACTTCTTTAACATTCAAGTTAAGTTTCTTTCCCGTTTCTTTTATACGGTCAAACAGCATATCTTAAGCGCTCCTCATTCATAAGAACGTTATAAATACCGAATTCGGTAAAAATAGCTTTACAAAAATACCGAATACGATTATTATAAGTTCATCAAGTAATTGAGCAATACTAATAAGTCCTTACCGGTTTACACTTTGACAAGATTTCCAGTAAGAGAAATTATATTAGGTTATTTGCTATGCCCAAATAGTACCGCATTCGATACTAAATTTCAACTGCTTGATTAATTAATTAAACGCAGGAGGTGAGTACATGGTAAACGTTCAGCTCAATTGGACTGCTAATCGCAATGACTGGAAAGGCTATTTATTACATTTGAATTTGTCGCAGCTCGACATTGCTAAATTTCTCGGTATCAGTGATCAGGTAATGGCAATTCTGGTTAAGAAGATGACTGACGGCCAGGGATTAACTGCTAATCAAATCGACAAAGACCGTTGGAAGCGAGCTATCGAATACGTCAAATATAAGCAGTCACAGCAAAAGGAGCTGGTTTAAATGATCATCACAGAGGATCAACTTAAACGGCTTATCGATGATCGTGTGCGTGTTCAGCTTGAAGAGCAGCGTAACGCAAAGATCAGTCGTGGGTGGCTGCAGCTCAGATCAGAAATTGCTGATGATTGTAAATCTGTTAGTCACTGCGAAAGCGATCCTGTCTATTCGAAAGTACAAAACGCAATTTATCTGCCGATCAAATATGCCTTGAAACTAGGCCGCATAGACAAAGTCAGAGATGACCAGATTGACCGGGCTAGGCAAATATTCAACGTGATTAAGTTAATCCGCAGTGAAACAGCAGTTAATATGCGTATCCGGAAAAGGGGACTGTTTAAATGAATGAACTAATTAAGACCATCACACGCGATGATGGAACGATCGCGGTAAGCGGCCGCGAGCTACATGATTTTTTAAAAGTCGGTAAAGACTTTTCCAACTGGTTTAAAGATATGGCCTCGTATGGGTTTGAAGAAGGCAAAGACTTTTCGCCATTTTCGGCGAAAACCCCAAACGGTGGGCGTCCACGCATTGAATATGTCATGACTCTCGACATGGCAAAGGAAGTTGCAATGATTCAGCGAACCGATCGAGGCAAGCAGGCACGTCAATATTTTATCGAAATTGATAAACAGGCACATCACGATATGACCGGTCTAAGTCCAGCGACACGGGCTGCTGTTGCAGCTACACAAGCGCTAGCCGCACAAGAGCGACGCTTGAATCGAGTTGATGCAAAAGTAAATGCCATCAGTGACATCGTAAGTATTTCCACAATGGACTGGCGGCGAGCAACTCGGGAAATCATTACTAAGATCGCACATATGCGAGGAGATGACTATCAAGCCACACGGAACGATATCTACAAGGATGTTGAACACCGGGGCGGATACAGCTTGAGTACACGCCTTACCAACTTACGCAACCGAATGGCTGGGGAAGGCCAATCTTTATCCAAGCGAAATAAGACCAACAAAGTTGATGTTATTGGCAACGACAAGCGGCTGATTGAGATCTACATGGCGGTTGTTAAGGATCACGCCATCAAGTATCGCGTCTGGGACAACGAGTATTAAGGGAGGTATTGAATCATGACAAGTATCAAAGTGCCAAAGCAGGTCAAGCTCCAAATGCTTGATGACATGATCAGCGTTGTTGAAGACCGCATCTCAGAAATTGGTCACTCTGTTCTTCCTGACCAGACTGATATTCTGATGGACCTTGGAAGCTCTATCGGTCCGAATGGCGGCCCATACTCACTAAAATCCACCGACAAGATGGAGCTAATCGATGACTCGATTGCTGAACTAAAGCACTTAGCCATCATCAGCAACTACCTAAGTGCGATGTATGACTCAACCGAAGAACTTCCGGATGAAGTAGATGTAGAGGCTAAGAAATGAAGCAGACAGCTTAAAGGAGATGTCAGTATGAAGAATGTTTCAAATAGCGTCAAAGCGCCTGATTTAGGTATGGCGTCTTTTGACCTTTATACAGCAAAGGAACTTTTAGAAGCTCTTCGTGATCAGTTCGACACTATGGAAGAATCTGTCGTTTCATATCGAAACAATCGTACCGAAAAAAATGCTGCAATTTTGGCATATGGTACGAATCGATCGTTTTATACATGGATGGCGCTTTTGAGACCAATTCAAGAATACGTTGAAAGCAGCCTGACAACAATTGACGAGGTAGACAAATGATTAAAACGCCTGAAGCTAAGCTATTTGACCTTCGGCTTGCTGCTTATGAGCGAATTTCATCAATGGTGCTGATTGAGCTTTCAACTAACCCAAGTACATCACACCGCATGCAGGTAGCACAATGGTCAGTTCCAAAGCTCGTGTACTACGGGATAAAAGCCTATGCATTTTATGACCGCACGGCTGAGTTTGATGATCAGCAAGACCGATTTGTACAAATGGAGGAAGTACTAACTAGTGTTGGAGGATTAACGCCACGCGAGTTCATGGGCATTTTCCCAATAAAGAAAACTTATGACGGCAAGAAGTACGGATGCAAAGACTATTTCAGTGCCATGTTGGATTCGATTAATGCTAACGGAGTTGATAAGCCAATTGGTGAACCCTTCAAATTTTTGATGGAGTACTGGAACGATGACGTCAGCGATTTCATGGTCAATATGATGATGACCATGTCCCGAATTAACCGTGAAAAAACAGGGAAAGGGCTTTTCGAACAATTTGTGGACGAACACAGATTATAGAGCGAGCTAAGGGAGTTGTTTAAATTAACGTACACACACAGGAAAAATTAGCCAATGTCGTTAAGGTACAAGGCAAAGATGTTGAAGACCAAGTAACTGGAATGGTCATTGATCTTCTCAAACAAAAAGGCTTCACATTTGCCAACTTTGAATCAGTTGTAGCACGTGTGAAGTCTCACTATCAGAACAACGCAACTATTTAGACCAGGTGTAACGGTATTGTTCGCCTGATCCATTTTCGACGATCAGATACCAACGACCAGTTCCTGATACCCGAATTGTAACGGGGGACTCATCATAGTGACCTCCGAAATATTTAAAGTGGTCACCACGTTGGTGAGCGTTGAAGTTTGCTTGATCCACCAAGTAAACGTTCGCAGCGTGCGGAAGTTCGACTGTAACAGCTAGAGCTCCGCTCGGATTGTCATAATAAGGGACTTGCACCATGAAAATTCACCTCCTTTAAGTTTCATTATCCGTCAGGAGGCGATTACAGGGAAGGAGGAAATGCCATGGAAACAACATTGAAGATTAACCCCGAAATCACTATCACACTGCCGGAAGACAAGATAATCGTTGATCGTTCAGAGTATGAGCAATTGAAGCGAGACGCTGATTATCGTTGTTGGTGGGACATTCCAGAATTAAACAGGCGTTATCACCAAGACAAAGATTGGTTTAAGCGCAATGTTTTTTGGCCATACGAACGCGAGCTTCGTAACCGCCTCGTGATGTACCCACACGGCGGTAAATCAAGTTACCGATGTAAGCCAGAAGAGTTTGACCAGTTTATACAGACGCACTTTCCAGAAATCAGTAAGAGGGCGGAGAAATGATTGGTTATTTACTAATTGCTGGTGGCTTCGGCGTGATCATTGGTCACTGCTTAGGTCACAGCGGAAATTGGAGGCAGTGGATTGAATGAAAGATGAGCAGAAGGACTCTAGGCGCGATGCGTGGTTCGTGATCACATTACTGTTTCTCATTGCCATAAACATTGTTGCCTGGATTGCCGTTGGAATTTCGTTAATTGTCAATCTTGGCATCTTATTTTTGGGAGATCTCATCTTGACATTTATGGGCATTTTCCTGACAGCCCTATCGTTCATATATGTTGCCATTCTCATTGCGGTGTTAGTTGATAGTTGGAGAAAGGCGCAACGATTTGATGCTTAGCCAGAAGCTTATTGTAATTAGTCTCTCTTAGCTTCCCAGACGGCTCACGAATCCAACGGCGATTGTTGGCATCAGTGAAAAAGATAAACGCTATCGGCCTTTTGCCACCCATTGAGGGTGTCGGCGCCTTCACAGTGCTTATGTATCTATTTGGCGGTAGCACATCGTAATGGCTGTAAAGATTGTTATCAGCGATGAACTTTAAGTCTTGACTCATATCTGAGTTAAAGCCGTTGTTGAGCGTGACAAGCACAAAAACGTTGAAAACGGGGGTTTGATTTTGGTTAGAAAGTTCTACTTCTGCTGAGTTTCCACTAACCGATTTAGTAATCCAAGCCGCCACATTACTAGCTTGTGCTTGACGGGCACTGTCCATTTTTTCCTGATTAATTTTATGAATTTGGGCGGTATTGAGCCAAATGTTAGCAATTGTGAAGCCAGCAACGAAGACAGATACAACGAAACTAGCTATTGGGATCCAATTGTTGATGATCGAGTCTCGTATTTTCTTAAACTTATTCATTCTAATCACCTCTTCGTGATTATCGCACAAAAGGGAGCAAACAATATGCTCTATTCACAGCTTAATCAATGAAATAATTGACAAAACAAAAACCGCTAAGTGCTAGCACACTTAACGGCCAAAAATGAGGTTACACATTGAGTGACCTCATTATATCACAGAAAGAAATGAGGTAAAACAATGGCCAGAGAAATTGGCAAGCAACTTGATCGTCTTGAATCACTTGCATACAAAGTAAGAACTAATCAGTACCTTTTGGATTATTTGAGAGAATGGGCAGAAACCAAGTGCGACCTATTCAGGGATGATGATCCTCACATGACCGATGGTGAGAAGATTCAAAACCGCTTGTTCCTGAAAGATAACTTTGCGAGGTATATGGACATCTTGGGCCAAACATCACTCGACATGATCAAATTCGAAGCAGACTTAATGGATGTTCGCCAAAACATTGCCGATCAATGCTTCCATGAAGGCGGTGTCGATCATGAATGAGAAGCCTGGTTACTATGCGATCATCCCAGCAGGTGTGCGCTATGACAACCAGCTGCCACAAGGAGCCAAGCTCTTGTATGGCGAGATCACGGCACTCACCAATAAGAACGGTTACTGCTGGGCATCGAATGACTATTTCGCAAAGCTCTATTCGGTTAGCATCGGCACTATCAAAAGTTGGCTAAAGTGTCTCGAAGATAATTCATATATCCGCAGAGTCATCAAATATAAAAGTGGAAGTAAGGAGGTTGAACAAAGATTTATTAGTTTAGCCCCTCGGTCAGAAAACTTACCCCCCTCGGTCAGAAAACTTACCCACCCCCGGTCAGAAAACTGTCCAGAGAATAATACAAGTATTAATAATACAACAACAACATTAGGGGAACCGGAGCTCATTAATTTTTGGGAGAAAAACGGTTTTGGTTTTATCAGCCCCAAGAACCGCGAAGACCTAATGTACTGGGTAGATGATTTCAAGAAGATTGGCTCAACTGACGAA